AGACGTTCGAGGGCAAGATCGAGGCCTACACCTACCCGGACGAGTGGCTCCAGTGTGACGGCTCGGCTGTGGTCGACAAGGTCGTTATCGGTCAGCAGGAGCGCACCTCCTTCGGCCTGGCCTATCGCACCATCAAGGGTAACGACCAGCAGAAGAACAACTTCGCCTACAAGCTGCACCTTCTGTATGGCCTGGCAGCCTCCCCCTCGGAGCGCTCCTACGGCACGGTCAACGACTCCCCTGAGGCGATCACCTTCTCGTGGTCCTTCAAGGGTACCCCGGTGAACGTCACAGGCCACAAGCCGACCTGTGTCGTCACCCTCGACTCCAGCGTCGTTGGTAAGGCCGGCATGACCGCTATCGAGAAGCTGATCTGGGGCGACGGGACTGGCGACCCGAAGCTCCCGACCCCCGACGAGGTTATCGCCGCCGTCAAGGCTGCGGCCTGACAACTCCCACGGACCCCGTGATTCGCTCCGGGGTCCGTGGTGACCCATGGAGGAACGAATGCTGACGATTCACGTCGTCGGGGATGAGCTCTACGATGAGGATCGCAATGAGTTCATCAATGGTTTCGAGGGCGACCTCGAGCTCGAGCACAGTCTCGTCGCTCTGTCAAAATGGGAGTCCAAATGGCACATCCCGTACATCGGCAACGAGAAGCTCACCGAAGAGCAGGTCCTGGACTACATCAAATGCATGACTCTGAATGACGTCGACCCCGTCGTCTACTCGCACTTGTCTATGGACAACGTGAACCGGATTCGAGAGTACATCGAGGACTCGATGACGGCAACCACATTCGTGGAAGCTGAGGGATCCAGCCCCAGCCGAAACACTATCACGTCAGAGCTGGTCTATTACTGGATGGTCGCTCTCCAGATTCCGTTCGAGTGCCAACACTGGCACCTTCACAGACTTCTCACTCTCATTCGAGTGTGCAACGTCAAGAACCAACCCGACAAGAAGATGTCGACCGCCGCCACGCTTCGACAGAATCAGGCTCTGAACGCGGCGAGACGGGCCAAGTACAACTCAAGAGGTTAGTATGCCTGGTGTTACTCCTCTTCTCCACGGCAAAGTTCGGGGAGAGGCCAGTCCGTTTAGTACCATCTACATCTCCCCCAGTAATGGGGTCACTGACGCTTCGATCACCCTTGGCGCGAATCCCGAGTTCGAGCTAGACGTGCCCTTCTACGAGGGGTCCAAGGCTCTGGTACGGGTCGTCCGAAAGGATGGCTCCTCGGAACAGAAGATGATCGACCTCAAAGAGTCCATGCCCGAGAAGGTTGTCTGGTTCAACTCCAGGGCTGCTTCTGGATACGGGACTTTCGACACCGGCTGGCAAGAGATCGCAGCCGGTGAAGGAGCTGGCTCCTACCAGTATCGAGTCATGGCAGGGATGATCTACATCCGACTCAAGGGCGATGGATGGCAAGGAGCCACGTTCAACGGGGACCTCAACGTTGAACGCAAACTTGTCGATATACCGGCGGCATTCCAGGTGAAGACCCGAAGCTGCTTCCCGTTCCCCAAGGGCGACGGATCCATCGACGGGTCCATGATTGAGGTTCGTCCCAATAACACAGTAGTCTTTTACATCAAGGCCGTGGGGCCCAGGATTGTCCCGATCGTCGCTGCTCCAATCGAGAATTCTAATGGATGACGACGTATTCGCTCACGTTCATCAAGATCTGATTTTTAACGACCTTCCTCCTAACAACTCGCTGTACCCTCGGGTGATATTTGGCTTCATTCCTGCTGAATGCTTCACGCATGATCTGACTGCCCGAGCGTTTACCGAGGTTAATTTCGACAGCGTGCCTGTTTGGGACATCGAGTGTTGCTATCGAACTGCATTCAAGATCACGGTCGATTCATCCGGATTTCACGAAGAGCGGGTCGTGGCTCTCGATCCGGGTCAGCACTATAGCTTGGCTGCGCTTATGGGCGGCGCCCCCATTCCTCTATCGGGGTTACAGAAAATCTATAGCACTTACCACGAAGTGGCTTGCCGGAATTTCCCCAAGCGACGGTACGCCTGAAAGGTCAAAATGACTGTATCTCAATACGCTGCATCCTGCGCCAGGTACTACGCCGACGTCGCTGATGTCGGCTATTCGCAGCCAGATCGCTGGACTTTCTACGACCGGTCCGACTGGGACGGCTGGCTCATCAATCCGCCCGCCAATGCCGACTGCTCGGCTCTCGTCGCAGGCTGTTACAACCTCGCGGCCCACCACGAGTGGGGCGAGCCCTTCACTGCCGGCTACTTCCCCAGGTCAACCTGGACCGGATCGTTGCGGGAGGAGTGTCTTCAGCGCAACTTCGCCGACATCTCTGACTCCTGGACGGGTAACGAGCCCGACGGCGGATTCGAGATCGGCGATATCGTCCTTTCCGAGGCGGCTTCGGGCGGTAAAGGGCACGTCGCCATTGTGACGGGTCTCAATCCGACAATCCTATCTGAGGCGTGGATCGCTGAGGACGGAAGTGACGATGGTTGGATGGGGGACCAGACTGAGCAAGAGGTCCGTTCCAAAGAGTACATCGAGCACCCCTACACCCAGTCCGCATCCTGGACACACTGTCTTCGCCGACGGGACAACCACGGCAGCTCGGCCCCCTCGCATGCCGAGTCGTCTGCAGGCACCTCCATTCAGCAGGCCGTTCTTCGCGCCGCTGATGCTACTGGGTGCCCTTGGTGGGCCGCTCTCGGCTGCCTCAAGGTGGAGACCGGCGAGGAGGGTGCCAACATCTACGGCCACGACGCCGGAGGTGCCTGCTCGGGCTGGGGCGAGGTCACGGAGCACAACTTCAAGAACTACTTCTGGCCCATCGTCTCTGATTGGGGCACCTCGAATGGGGTTGGCCCGCTTCAGATCACCTACAACGGATATTTCATCAACGATCCCGACCGATCCTGGTGGGATCCGCAGAAGTCGGCCGAGGTCGGCTGCTCCATCCTCAAGGGTCTTATCGATGCCGAGGGTGATTCCTACGAGGACCTCCGCCGAGTGGGGTCTCGCTACAATTCCGGGACCATGTACGGGTCCTACGAAGCGTACGGCGTGCCGTTCTCCGACGCATGCCGCTACTGGTACAATAAAGGCCGTCCGTCTCAGGGCACGAGCGACGGCGGAGAGGAACTCGAAGTGTCATACGCAACCGATCTGCTTTCTGAGATCAAGGACCGCCTTGTCGAGGTCTCCGACCAGACTGGTGCCGGCATCGCCGGTCGTCGTTTCGACGGCCCCATCGTTGGTTGGCTGAAGGACGTCTCCTACAAGGAGGACCAGATCCTGAAGGCTCTCAACGAGATCAACACGAAGCTCGACGAGAAGAAGTGAGGCCGCTGTGCCTTACTGTCACGTCAAAGGAGACATCCCCCCGTTCGCCACGCTGACAGTCGACCCCGATGACGGCCCCACCTACGTTGATACTGCCGGAGAGAACGGCAAGATCGATGGCATGGTGTGGTTCTTCCGAAGCACCAACGCTCGTCTCTTCCTGGACGACCAGGGCTGGCCCGCCACCAAGACGGTAACTCTGAGCGAGGACAACGTCGTCGACGTCACCATCAAGACTAATCGTCCTTCTGGTGGCGGAGGAGGGGGCAATGGGAATGTCCTGATCCTCGGCCGTGAGGAGCAGGTGCCCGCAGGTACTCCTCCGAACACGGTCATCGTACGAAAGGTCTGATCATGGCGTCTCCCATGAAGGGTATCGCGGTCTCCAAGAACCAGGACGAGAAACTCAGCGTTCCGTCAGTTGCTGGGGACTGGGCGCTGCTCGTAGTGGGCGGCCAACTCAACCATATGCGGGATTGTACGCCAGCTGGTTGGTCTGGTAAGTACGCTGGCGGTGAGGACATCCGGTCATGCACCGTGGCCGTCAAAATGGTTGCCGATCCGGCCGACACACAGAACATTGTGTGGAAGTCCTCGGACCCCGCCCACAACGGACGGCACGTTGCTGTTCTCATGGTATTCGATGGGACCAAGGTCAAGAGCCTGGTCCCTCGACTACCCGGAGGAAGCGCCGACGGCTGGAAGAACGGGCCATTTCCTCAGATCACAGGGTTTGTACAGCACGACGTGCCGACCAATCCGCTGGCGACTTTCCCGGACAGCGTCGAGTCGTTGACCAACGGCGCCTGGGGCAAGGATCCCAAGCTGCCCTGGTCATCGATTGTCGTCGGGTATGCTCAGTCGGCATATGTTCCGCCGACGGATACCGGTGTACGCTCCCGCTTCGGCGTCGACGTCCAACTTCAGGAGCATACAGGCACGCTCGACCCCGCTCTCGCTGACGGCTCAGGCGTCCGCGTAACTGTGTGGGACGGGGCTCGGGAGACTCCGACTCAGACAATGCGTGCGATTCCAGAGGGCACCAAGACAATTTCAGAGCTGCTCAGTACGCCGCATTTTATCGTGGGGCATCGTGGGGGATCTCAGTCATGGCCTGAACATACCGAAATCGGCTACACGCAGGCCGTCGATTATCACGTTCACGCCCTGGAGTTCTCGGGCGCTCTGACCAAGGATGGTGTCTGGTTCGGATGCCACGACGAGAGTCTGAAGCGTCTTGTTCCGGCTCTGACCAAGAAGGCCGTGGAGTACACCTGGGAAGAGATCAAGGCCGCGGCGTCAAAGACCCGGTACATGCCGGCAAAGCTCGACTGGCTTATCGAGACGTACTCCAGGAGTCACGTCATCGTCTTCGACCCGAAATATCAGCTTCCTAAGTGGAAAGAAGTCTGCGACATGTTCAAGGGCATGGAGCAGCGGGTCATCATCAAGTCGTACTGGGACTCCAAGTGGGCGTTCGACATGATTCGAGAGCGCGGCTTCAAGACCTGGGGGTACGCTTACAACGCGGATGTCGGCAAGGCGAACTATCCGGACTTCCTCTCGGGAAAAAACTGCGATATTCTGTCCATGGAGTTCGACGCGCCTCAGACCACCTGGGACTCCCTGAAGGCTTCGGGACTCTCAACGGTTGCTCATATTCCCGCGGACCTTGGCCAACTCAAGACCGGATGGTCTCGAGGAGCCACGGGGGCCATTGTGTCAGGTATCGCGGCCGCCTGTGAGAGGGCCGCATGAGTCCGGCATTTACGCTGGAGATGGATTCGAGGATGGACACAGGGAAGTGGCTTGAGAGACTCAAAGAGGGCCGCTTCTTCGATTTCCTCGACGACTGCGGACAGGCCGGGGTGGCTGCGCTAGCTGCTGCTACTCCGGTCAGGTCCGGTTACACTGCATCCAGCTGGTCCTACGAGATCAAGCGGAGCAAAAATCGAGTCTCGCTGGTCTGGAACAACTCCCACGTGGAGCAGGGTGTCCCGATCGCAGTCATATTGCAATACGGGCATGGCACCAGAACCGGTGGCTATGTCCAGGGCGTGGATTATATAAATCCGGCGCTCAGGCCTATATTTGACAGCATCGTCAAGCAGCTTGAAAGTGCGGTGAGAGGCTAGTGGCGTCAATCGAGGAGCGGGTAGTCTCGCTCAAATTTAACAACGGCCAATTCATGAACGGGGTTCAGGACTCCCTAAACGGAGTCAAGAAGCTCGAGGAGGGGTTGGCCTTTCGAGGTGGTGTCGAGGGGATTAATCAGGTCTCCGCGGCCGCCAAGAACCTTAATTTCTCGGAGGCCCAGGCGGGTATTGCCGAGACCACGAGCAGATTCTCGGCTCTCCAGTCGATTGCGTTCGGTGCACTCGCCAGCATCGGCGGAAAGATCACCGAGATCGGCTCCTCGATGCTCTCGAGCTTCACTGTTCAACCTCTTATCGACGGTATGAAGGAGTACGAGCTTCAGCTCAACTCCGTTCAGACCATTCTCGCCAATACTGCCCAGAAGGGCGAGACGATCCAGACCGTTAACGCGGCTCTGGACCAACTGAACACCTACGCGGACCAGACCATCTACAACTTCGGTGAGATGACGTCCAATATCGGTAAGTTCACCGCTGCTGGTATTGGGCTGGATGACTCGGTCGCGTCGATTAAGGGTCTGGCGAACTGGGCAGCCGTCGCTGGCGCCAACTCCGAGGCCACCTCGAGGGCTATGTACCAGCTTTCGCAGGCTATGGCCGCAGGAACGGTGAAGCTGCAGGACTGGATGTCTCTGGAGAACGCCGGCATCGCCACCAAGCAGTTCCAGGACCAGCTTATTCAGACAGCCAAGGTCCACGGCAAGAGTGTCGATGAAATGATCGCCAAGAACGGTTCATTCAGACTCTCCCTTCAGGAGGGATGGCTGGACCAGGAGATCATGATGGAGACTCTGAAGCAGATGGCCGGTGAGTACACCGACGAGCAGCTTCTCTCCATGGGGTACACCGAGGAGCAGGTCGCCCAGATCCAGGAACTGGCCAAGACGGGTATGTCGGCGGCTCAGGACATCAAGACGTTCTCTCAGTTGATGGGCGTTATCGGTGAGGAGCTGGGTTCGTCCTGGGCTCAGTCGTTCCGAATCATATTCGGTGACTTCGAGCAAGCCAAGGAACTGTGGTCCAAGGTCGGCGCCTTCCTCACGGGTCCGAGCGGCGTCATCACTCAGATGGGCAACGCCCGAAACGCCCTTCTCCAGGGCTGGGCGGACCTCGGTGGTAGGGAGAAGGTCCTCGAGGGCCTCGCCTCTCTGTTCCACGCCATGTGGGATCCGCTCCAGCGCATCGGTCAGGCGTTCTCGCAGGTCTTCAGTGGCCCGTCCGCTGAGGGTCTGTACGCGATGTCTGAGGCATTCGCCAACTTCATGGCTAAGCTGGTCCCCAGTGAGGCCACTGTCGAGTCGATCGGCTTGTACTTCGAGTCGTTCTTCCGGATCGTCAAAATAGGTGTACTGGTCCTCACAGACTTCGCCAAGGTGATCGGATGGATCGCCGGCGGAGCGCTCAGGGGACTGGGCGCCATCATTTCCAACCTGACCGGGCACACCGCAGGATGGTCCTCGACACTCAGGGATCATATTGCGGCTGTTCAGGAGTGGTATGACAGCCTGAATGTCGCCGAGAACGTCATCAAGGCCATCACCTGGACGGGCGCCGGCTTGAAGCGCATCTGGAACAACTTCTCCGAGGGGTTCCACGACGAGATCACGCCTAGTCTCAGGCGCCTCAGGGAGGCCTGGGACGGTCTGTGGGAGGCTCTGAAGTCTGCGGGATCCGGGATCAAGGAAGCCATCGTTGGACCCTTCCGGGAGCTCAAGGAGAGCGCCCAGGAAGTCGGTCAGGCGCTCGGTATCGCCAGTGATTCCACGGATGAGGCCGGCGAGACAGCCGAGGCGAACGAATCCAAGTTCACCAAACTCAAGAACAAGATCGTCGAGCTCTTCGAGTCCGCCTTTAAGAAGTCCTACTTCTGGGGGCAGCACCTGGCCGACCATCTTATTCCGGCGATCGATAAGCTCACCAGCTTCATCAACTGGCTAACCGAGTGCATCAACAAGCAGGCCATCGTCGTCAGCGACTGGTTGACTCCTAAGATGGAGCGACTGGCCGCACTCTACGACGAGGTGTCCGCCAAGTTCAGCGAGTGGGCTGAGGCCATGCAGAACGGGCCCGATATTGCCTGGTTGTCGTCCCTCGGCGGCATTCTGTCGTCGTTCGGAGCTGGTGTCTGGGGTGTCCTCAAGAATCTGGCAACGCTGAACTTCAACTTCGACGTCCAACCGTTCAAGAAGGCGTTCAGCGACCTCAAGACCCTCATGGGCGAGTACGCCGAGTCTGTCAAGTACGGCTGGAGTACCACCAAGGAGTTCATCTCTAACCTTGAGCTCAAGGACAAGGCTACCTCCGGCTGGCATAACTTCGTCAAGCTCCTCCATGGTATTGGCAAAGTTCTCTCCACCGTTGGCCACTACGCCGTCATCGCCGCCAAGGCCATCATTGAGCCATTCAAGGGTGCGTTCGCCGAGCTCAAGAACATGGCCGACAACGGCGACTACGGGGGGATATTCGACGCCATCCTCAAGACTGGAGCGTTGGTCACATTCCTTGCTATAGCTCGGAATGTTATCAATACTTTCAAAGAGTGGGGTAAAGCCGGGTCTAATTTCGCTGGCATTCTTGGCAGTGTCAAGGACGTCATCGACGGGTTCAAGGAATCGATGGAGGCTACGACCAACCGGGTCAAAGCTACCACCATTCTTATTCTTGCCGGTGCCGTTCTCGTTCTGGCCGCTGCGCTCTGGGTTGTCGCCCAGATCCCGGCGGGTAAGATCGTAGCCGCTGGTGCTGCTCTATATTTCATGTTCAACATGCTGAAGAAGGCGGAGGACCAACTGGAATCCTCCGGCGAGGGCAAGGACATGAAGGGTCTCACCAAGCGAATGCTGGCGCTGGTCGTACTGGCCGGAGTCGCACTCCTCCTGGGCAAGGCTCTGAACAACATCGGTACCATGTCTTGGGACGATATCCTCAAGGGGACTATTGGTCTCTTCGCGGTCATAAAGATGCTGTTGATGATGGCCGATACGACCACCAAGAAGAACAAGGATATCCTGGCGTTCGCCGCCACGGCAATTCCGCTGGGCATCGGTGTAATGCTCCTTGCTTATGCGGTCAAGCCCCTCGGCGAGATGAGCGCTTCTGACCTTGCTCAGGGCGTTCTAGCACTCGGTCTTATCATGAAGATGATGACCATGATGTCGGAGATGGGTACGGTCAAGGTCAAGAAGGCCTCGGCATTTGCGTTCCTTGCTCTGGCATTTACCATGCGCCAGATCGCGAAGGTCCTGACTGAGATCGGCGAACTATCCTGGGGCGACACAATCAAGGGCATCCTCGCCATGGATCTATGCCTGGCATCCTTGATGGTCGCCGTCGAAAGACTCGGAAGCGACAAGTTCGGGGGCGGCAAGTCTCTTGTCGGGGCCCTGTCGCTCCTTATCCTGTCGGCGACACTCAAACTCATCGCCAGCGATATCGAGAGCTTCGCTTCCCTGCCATGGGGCGACTATCTCAAGGGTCTGCTCATGATGTCAGTGGCTCTGGGCGTTCTCATGGGGATCAGCGCTATCGGCGGTGGAGGTCTCGGTGGTGCGGCGGCACTCTTCGTGACCGTGGCTGCTCTTGCACTCCTGGTGCCCGTCATGAGGGTCCTGGGAGAGATGGATTGGGCTACGGCGGGCAAGGGTATCGCCATCATGGCCCTGGCGCTAGCCGCTCTGGTGGCCGTCGGATATGTTGCCGAGTTCGCTGCAGTCGGTCTACTTGCACTGGGCGGCGCCATCCTGATGATCGGTATGGGTGTCGGTCTAGCGACCGAGGGTATCGCCAAATTGGTCGATGCCATTGCGAACCTGTCGACCTCGGGCGCCGACGGTGTCCAGACATTCCTCGCGGCCGTCGACGGCTTCATCGAGAGAATGCCCGCGATGGGTACGGCGCTCGGCGAGGGCTTCATCAACTTCATGCAGGTCCTCATCGACAATTCGGGCACTATCGTCGAGTACCTCAAGCTTATCCTGACGTCTGGCGCTCAGGCTATGATTGAGTCTATCCCGACGTTCGTTCAGCTCATGACCACGATCCTCCTGGCGATCATCCAGGTCATATACGACAACGCCCAGGCTCTGATCGACTGCGCCATATTCTTGATCCTGACCTTGTCACAGGCTCTCATCGATAACATGCCGCAGTTGGTCCAGAGGGGTTCGGATGTCCTCATATCCTTCCTGGACGGTCTGAGTCAGAAGATCCCAGAGATCGGGACGAAGGCTACGGACTGTATCGTGGCATTCATCACCAGTCTCGGCGACGAGATGCCGCGAATCACCGATGCAGCGGCCAAGACCGTCATCAAGTTCATCAACGGACTTGCTGATGCGATCGAGAACAACTCTGAGGCTATGGCTCAGGCGGGCGTTCGACTCATCAGCGCCATAATTAGGGGTATCGGCACCGGTATCAGGACTCTCGTATCCACGGGCGTTGCGCAGATGAAGAACGCTGGTATTCAACTGGTCAACGGCCTCAAGAACGCGATCACCGAAAAGCTCTCCTCCATCGCCAGTGCGGTCACGAGCATGGGTAGCACCGTTGTTTCGAAGGTCAAAGCGGCGTTCGGCATTCATTCTCCTTCGAGGGTGATGTACGAGATCGGTGATTTCCTGATGCAGGGTCTTGCGAACGGTATCACCGAGAACACTGAGCAGGGTATTACGGCGGCATCCACCATGGCCCAGGACACCGTGGATGCGTTCTCCAAGGGCTTCGGTAACACGAAGGATATTTGGAACAACGCATTCGGAGAGAACGCCGATCCGACGATCAAGCCGGTTCTAGACCTCTCGCAGGTCGAGGAGCAGGCAGATCGCATCGATGAGCTCTTCCCTCAGGAGGAGATCACCAGTACTCTCGCGTCGACGGCAACCGCCAACCTCGCGGGACGAGTCGCAGGGAGCGCTCTTACGAAGTCGGATAACAACGCCGCCACCAGCGAGACGTACAACCAGGGCACAAGCCTCGTGTTCAACCAGTACAACAACTCGCCGAAGGCGCTGTCCGAGGCGGAGATCTACCGCCAGACTCGTAACCAGATCGAGCAGGTGAAGGGAGCCATGTACGAGCTATGATTGAGTCAATCGAGTTTCTTACGTACCGACAGCAACGCGTCGTTCTTCCTTTGAGGGATCCTTGGGGGACGGGCGTGGCTGTCAAATCCGTTGATGGTCTGTCGGCTACGAAGGCCTCGATCAACACAACCGAACTGGCTCTTACGGATGTGGCTATATTCAACGGCGCGAGGGCGGGAATGAGGAACCTCAAGATCAAACTCGCGCCGTTGCCCATGCCCGACATCGAGACCAGCAGGCAGCGCATATACTCCTGGTTCCAGATCAAGCAGCTCATGACTGTGTATATCAACACAGACAAGCGCAGGGTCAAGACCGAGGGGTATGTTGAGGCAGTTGAGGCGGACATATTCTCGAAGGAACAGGAGATCAACATCTCCCTCCTGTGTCCGGATGCCTATTGGCATGATGCAGACACCAGCATCGACAAGAACCTTGAATGGTCCAGGGAGATCCCATCTTTCGAGTTTGACTTCATGGATCAGCCATCTCCGTCATTGGAGTTCAGCAAGGACCGCGGTTTATTGTCCGCTACGATCGACTATGAGGGTGACGTGGAGACTGGGTTCACCATGGTCTTTACTTTCCGCCCAGGAGCCAAGCTTCCGATCACGGTGACCGAGACATTCTCCGGCGACCAGTTCAAACTCACCGGGGCATTTCTCGACAAGACCTACTACAAGGTCGATCCCATCGTGGGCGGCGACATCGTCACGGTCAATTCTAGGACGGGGCGCAAGTCTATTATCCGGAACCGGGGCGGACGTAAGGACAAATTCATAGCAGCACTGGATCGTAACTCGGACTGGCTCAAACTAAGACCAGGCGTCAATGAGTTCCAGATCACCATGAATGATCCGAATCTCACGGACGTGTATTTCTCTACCGACGTTCTCTATCAGGGGGTGTAACATGTACCTTGCGGTTCTTGATGAATCCATGATCCTCCAGCATATTTGTGAGGACTACAAGTCCATCATCTGGACCGAGAGGTTCCATGGTTTCGGCGATTTCAAGTTAACGGTTCCTGGCACCCTGGAGAACCTGCAGATCTATCAACTCGACTACTACCTGTACACCAAGGGTACGAACAAGCTCATGATTATCGAGCAGATCGAGCTCAATACCGAGTACAGCAAGCAGTCGCTGTTGACCGTCAGCGGGCGCAGTCTCGAGTCTATATTAGACCGACGCGTCATGCATCCTTATCCGATTTGGGAGGGGACTATCCTCTGCAAAGAGGAGCGAACCAGGGGTAAGGTCAAGGACGTAGTCAAACACTACAGCAACCTGCTCTTCAAGCAGCGAGACTCCCTTGACACGTCACACGAGCGCCATGTAAAAGGCTTCGGGTGGTATTCGGTCGACGAGCTGCCAGAGGGGATTCGGCGGGGGCGCCCCGTTTCATCGTTGGATATTGGCAACATCAAAGTTAGTAGCGATGGACCCGTCCGCGATATGAGGATACGAAATGCGTCCGGTTGGTCGGCCTATCCAGATTATGATAAGGATCCCTACAGTATGGAAGGTTCCTGGTACAAGGTAGTCCAAGAGCTGACGGATCTGACCATGTCCGGCTGGGCTATTGAGTATGACGGAGAGGACCCATACTATTGGTACGGATACACCTACAACGGCGTAAACCGAACATTCAACCAGGGCGAACGGCCACCGGTAGTATTCTCTCCGAAGTATGACAACCTATCCAAGGCCACCTACTTCAAGTCCAAAGTCGGTACGCGGACCAAAATATTCTCGGGAGCGGTCAAGTTCGAAATCCCCACACAACTAACTCTCGACGCGGAGTATCTTGGCGGTAGTGCTTCTAATAACGCCATGCAGAACAACTCCGTAACGGTGGGGACCCCCGGACTTGGTTTGCGCGAGGGATATTTCAAGTCGCCATCCGTCGAGCATACTAACGGCATGATGCAGGATTCCTTGGGGGGTAAGGGCGTTCTCCCTAACGACCCGAAATCCATCCATCGCCAAATCCACGAGCAGTGCAACACCGAGCTGTGGCGACACATGCCCATCGAGATGTTCTCGGGTGAGGCTGCCCAACAGTCCATGTATACTTACAACGAGGACTTCTTCCTGGGCGATTTCGTGCAGATCCAGAACGAGTTCGGACAGCAGGACATCGCTCGGGTGACCGAGTATATCCGTACATCCTCAGACTCGGAGGGGGACGTCTTCTACCCGACGTTCGAGTCCTTGTCCGATATTCAGAAGTCGAAACCGGGGTTGAACATCACATGACAGAGAAATCAGGATTCTTCGTCTCTATCAATGGGGACCGGAAATACTCCGCTGACGACTTCGGCCGCATGTTCGACGGAGTCATCTCGGACGGCATATTCCAGAACTGGGGTCGAGGCTACCAGGTTGCCAAAGGCTCTGGACGAGAGATCGTCGTACAGTCTGGTCGCGCCTGGTTCAAGGGACACTGGATTGAGAACGACGCGAACAAGGTCTACGCGCTTACCGAGGGCGCTACGGACGGCGATCGTTACGATGCTATAACCCTCAGAGTCGACAAGACGCCTAGCGTTCGCTCCGCTGGTACTCGTGTTATTCAGGGAACGTCTGGCGGCGGTGTCCCACAGCCTACCCAGACGAACGACACCTTCGAAGTCATCGTCGCCTATATTCGGGTCCCCAGGGGAGCCAAGACGAACGCGGACTTCGAAGTCACGGACTGCCGCGGTAGGGTTGGCGCTCAGTATGCTCAGTGGGCTCAGAGTGTCATGCAGCCCAAGCAGATCACTCTGAACAACAAGAACGATTTCCTCAACGCCTTTAATAACGACCCGAATCTTAAGCGAGTTATTACTCGGGGCAACAACCTGGGCAGGGTCATGACGCCCGCCCAGAAGGCAGCCATTCGAAACGGGACGTTCGACGGCTTGTGGCTGGGGGACTACTGGCAGTATAACGATAATTCCTGCAAGTGGATCATCGTCGACTTCGACCGATGGTTGGACTACCCGAATGGCGAGAACCAGCACCGCATTACGGTCATGAGCGACCGGAACCTCGGGATCGACAATATTGGCGAGTCTGGATGGTGCGAATACGGCTGGAACGGCTCCAAGATGCGACGGGACTATGCCAATGGCCTGGTTCGTTTCTCCACGCTCACTCAGGTCTTCGCCATGTCGGACTTCCGGACGTTCCCTGTTATGGAACCGCACGGTTACGAGAACACCGGAAACCCCTGGGAGCGCACGGAGAAGGACTGGAACTGGGAGTACCCGCAACTCACCATTCCGTCTGAGTTCGAGATGTTCGGCTCATATCTTGTGCACAACCGTATCAACGGTGACACTCACACTATCGGCCCCATCTCTCGTCAGTTCTCGTATTTCCGTGTCGGTAACCCGATTCCGACTCCTGGCGAATCCTTCTGGCTCCGGGATCAGATTTCCAAGGACTACTTCGGCCTGTACTATGGCGACCAGCGTCGGGTCACTTGGGCTCAGTGGACCGAGAAGTACGGGGTGCGCCCAATCGTTTCTATCGGAGGCTAAATGTCTCATACTGTGGAGCTGGTGATCACCATATTCGGCTCCGTTCTCACCAGTACTGGTCTCTGGGCGTATCTCCAGAAACGTGCGGAAAGGCATGATGCCAAGACGCAGCTGATGCTGGGTCTAGCGCACAACCAGATCGTGGCTATGGGAACCGCATATCTGTCCCGTGGTTACATCACCATCGATGAGTTTGAGGACTTGCAGAAGTATCTGTATCAGCCCTACCACACTTTCGGCGGAAACGGGACTGCCGAAAAGGTAATGGACGCCGTGAACCGGCTTCCGATCCATTTTCCTGACACCCGAAGAAAGGATAAGCGCTATGTCGCTGTCGAATCAGACCTACAACACGCTGAAGTGGATTGCACAGATCCTGCTTCCTGCGCTAGCCACCCTTTATCTTGCGCTGGCAGGCCTTTGGGGTTTCCCACACCCTGAGGCGGTTGTTGGTACCATCACTGCTCTGGACACGTTCCTGGGCGCTCTGCTCGGTCTTGCGGCCAAGGGCTACGAGCCCAAGGTCGACGGCGTTCTCCATGTGGACCACAAGAACCAGGAGGTCTACGCCGCTCTGGAGACTCCTGCCGAGGACATGACCAAGAAGGACACCGCCACTCTGAAGGTCTCCGAGGTCAACTGACCCGCGGGATCGACATGGTCTATAATGATACCCCTCATTTGAAAGGAATACCATGTCCGACAACAAGCCGAACACCAAGAAGGCACTCGAAGAGGCTTACGCTTTCATCGACGGCATGGATCCCGACAGTGAAGCCTATCGCGAAGCTCTCCGCAGCATCAAGGAGCTTGAGCAGATTCAAGACGCAAAACACCGTCGTTTCTGCCCCAGCCCCGATGCTGTGGTGGGCGCCGCCGGCTCCATCCTCGGAATCCTCGCCATCGTGAAGGCTGAGCAGATCTTCCCCGTCGCCTCAAAGGCACTCGGATTCGTCGCCAAGATCCGCATCTGAGACACGAAAGACCTAGGACCCCACAAGGGTTCTAGGTTTTTCGCAAACGTTCTGATTTTCGAAATCCAAAAATTCCCGGGTGGGAAAATTGGAACGCGGATTTTGCAAGGTATATAACGAGACCCCTCACGAAAGGAATCTGTTATGTCTGCCAACTTCATCGCCTTTGGCATCCTCTCCTTCATCCTGTTCGTTTACGCTCTCTACGCCCAGAACCAGCAGATCCAGCTGCTCAAGAAGGTTATCCGCCGCCAGCGGAACCAGATTGAGTCCAGCTCGACTCCGACTTCTCGGGAAACGGACCGTATCGAACAGTACCTCGAAGAGGACTGGGCCGATATCGAGAAGCTATTCCGACACAACTCCACCATGAAGTGATCCTCACTCCTAGAACCCAACCCGGGTTCTAGGTTTCTCGCAGGATCAGCAGGGCATATAATGAGACCCATAGACCGAAAGGATTGATCATGCTGATCTCCCGCCTCGTCGAGAACCTTGTCAAGTCTGTCATCTACTGCGTTGGCATTTACGCCATCGTCAAGTGGGTGCTCTCTCGTTACAAGATCTCGAAGCAGGATTTCACCACCCCTACCCACATCGACCACAGTCTCTAACACCCGTGCCCTCTAACAGAGGGCATAGGTTTTCGCGGATTTTGCATGGCCTATAATGAGACCCCCATCTGAAAGGAACCACCATGAACCGCGTCGTCCTCGCCGTTGCCATCCTCGCCGCCTCCTTCGCTCTCCAGCACTACGCCGACAAGAAGCTTGAAGCGAAGTTCCACGAGATCCTCAACAAGAAGACCGCGGAGCAGAACGCTCCCGCCAACTGACACTCACTCCTAGAACCCAACCCGGGTTCTAGGTTTCTCGATAGAAAGGAACGCACATGGACGAGCCGGTAATCCCCGAGGTTGAATTCCACGATCTGGATCCCGTCACCAATACCCAGAAGGTCACTCTCAAGGTCCCACCCCACGTCGACCCGATGGTTGCCAAGCAGATGCTCCGCAACGCACTCAGGGATCCAGTCGCCGTTGAGACCTGGCGAGTAGAACTCAGCAAGATCGAGAAGGAGAGCAAGTGAACCTCGCATTTGTCAAAGCTACCCAAGACTTCGTCGTACGCAACTCACACCATATCCTCACCGGACTGGCGCTGCTAGGCCTCGGAGCGTCGGTCGCTCTGAGCGTCCATGCGGACCGTCAGATGCAGGAGTGGGATATTGATGACTTCAAGCGCCTCACTAAGGAGCAGCGGATCAAGATCTACGCTAAGATCTACGCCCCTCCGGCTATCGCCATATTGGCCACTGGCGCCTGTGTCATCGGAGCTCATAGCATATCGGTCAAGCGCGAGTCGTCACTGCTCCTCGCCTACGAAGGCACCCGTCAGGTGTACGACCGTTATCGCGCCTCCGTCCAGGATCGCCTTGGTCCTGAGGAGAAGGTTATCTCCGAGAAGGCCGCGTCCAAGACCGACCTATATCCTCGTGAAGCCGCTTTGGTTTACGGCGAGGGTGACGTCCTGTTCTACGACGCCTACAGCGGCCGTTATTTCAAGTCCACCGTCAACAAGATTGACCGTGTCGTCAATGAACTGAACTACACTCTCCTCCGTGAGATGTGCGTCAGCCTCAACGAATTCTACGCCGGAATCGGCCTCGAGGGTATTTCCTTGGGCGACCAGCTCGGATGGAATGAGCAGAGGCAGATCGAGGTGCACTACGGCGCCCAGGTCTCGGATGACGGGAAGGCCGTCGTGGTGGTCGATTTCGTCGTCGAGCCCACTGAGAAGTGGTTCAAGCTTTCGTGAAAGGAGCACGGTATATAACGAGACCCATCTAGAAAGGAATGACCATGAGTTTCAAAGAGACCACCGGATACAAGGTCGTATCCCTTGTCGCCTCGACATCCGCCAGCATTACCGCCGGCGCCGTTGTCGGCGCTCTCTGCCCTCCAGCCGGAGTGGTATTGACCGCCATCTACGGCGTCGGAAGTAGTGTCCTTGGCACATATGTCGGGGACAAGGCCGGACGACAGTACGCCGAGACCCTTGCCGAGACCATCGACTCCATGAAGACACCTCAGACCAACTAGACCGCCGTGCCCTCCAACAGAGGGCATAGGCTTTCGCAAATTCTGCACGCACTATAATGAGACCCCCATCAACTCGAAAGGAACTCTCATGTCCGAGAACACCGCTCCCACCGTCGTCGAGCACTCCGAGACCGTTGAAGACGAGACCCCCATCGTCGCCGTCAACTGGACCAAGCTCGGTGCCGTCGCCAAGAAGAGTGCGCGTTACGTGCTGCCCGCCGCAGCTGGTTTCGCCGCGCTCGTCCTGGTGAAGGCCCTTGCTTCCTCCAGCGACAGTGATGACGAGGCTCCCGCCGCCATCGAATCGGACGCCGAAGTCGTGGACGCTGAGCTCGTCGAAGAGACCAACGACTGATCCTACTCACCCCTAGAACCCAACTCGGGTTCTAGGTTTCTCATTTTTCAGAAAGGAACGAACGATGGAGCTTCAGGCGGCCGTGGTGGTTACCCTCACCGAGAACGGCAAGACAGTCAAGCGCGTCATCCAGAAGAGCGACAAGTTCAACGAGAAGACCTCGTGGGACCATATCGTCAAGCAGACCAAGTCGCTCGCAGCTACCACTCTCAACTCGATGGACTGAAAGGCATATCCATGATCAAGATGAACGTCAGCGCCGAGACCTTCGACGGCGACATGGTTACCGAAACCCTCTGGTTCCACATGAACAAGGTGGACCTGATTGACCTGCAGCAGTCGGAGCCCGACGGCTTCGTTGACACGCTTCAGGCGTTCATGTCTCGCAAGCCTGAGGACTGGACCAAGAAGGACAAGTTCAAGCTGTTCGATTATTTCCGCACCATCATCGACAAGGCCTACGGCGAGCGGTCGTCTGACGGTAAGCGATTCCGGAAGTCGCCGGAGATCCTCGCCAAGTTCAAGGACAGCATCTTCTACGACGAGTTCGTCCTGAGCCTCCTGGAGGACGAGAAGAAGAGTATCAAGTTCTTCAACGGCGTCATGCCCAAGGCGCTCCTTGACCAGGCCAAGAAGGAGCGGCCGGACGTATTCAACCAGATCGAGGCCTGAGAAACCCAAGCGGGGCCCTGGGGAAACCTGGGGCCCCGCATATCAGAAGGAGCGAACATGACCGATAACGTACCCGTGAGGGGCGATTTCCCCTCCAACTCACGGAAGACCAAACCCGCCGTCGAAAGGGTCGTCAAGACTCCGGCGCGTATTGACAAGGGCAGTCTTGGCCGGCAGGCGCTTCAGGCGTTCTTCGCCGAAGACATCAAGGAGGTAGCCAACTACCTTCTCTGGGATATTGCCCTGCCAAGCGTCAAGAACGCCGTGAGCGATATCTTCACATCCGGGATCGACCGTCTGCTCTTCGGAGGCGACGGCGGCCCTCAGCGCTCTCGCAGCAACAAGACCTACACCTCATATTCCAATCGGACTTACGGACGTCGTGAGACTCCAACCGAGCGGACGTACACTCAGAGGGACCGTCGGGAGCACAATCTCGAGTCCATCATATTCGCAACTCGTAGTGAGGCCGAGGATGTCCTGAATCACCTGATCGGCATCTGCGACCAGTACGACGTGGCGACTGTGGGAGACCTGTACGGCATGGCCGGCATTTCCCAGTCGTACACCGATGAGAACTGGGGATGGCGGGATCTCCGTAGCGGACGCGCTGTCCGTTCCCGTAATGGATATATTCTTGACCTACCGAAACCGGAGGACGTCCGATGAACGACGAAGAGATGACAACCGTCTACGGTCTCACATCTATCTTTCTCACGGTTTTCATTCTTCTACTCATCCTCGCCGGCCTAGGATCTCTGCCGGTCTGGGTCGTATTCGCAGGCCTGTTGGTCATCAACGCCATTCTTATCGCAGCGATCGTGAACGACATAAGGAACAACAAATGAGCGTCGAGCAGATGCGCGACAAGTTGCGCAAAGCATACGGAGGATCGGCGGCGTGGGTCGCCAAAGTTGACCGCATGAGTGACGGTCAGGTAATCGCAGTCTACAAGAGCCTTAACGAGAGGAAGTACTTCGTGTCATGAGCTCCACAGCTATCATATTCGAATCCCGCGACGAGGCTGAGCGCGTTCTAGACCGCCTGATCGCCATTTGCATTCAACGCGGTGTTGCGACCGTAGGGGATCTATACACCTTGGTCGGCCTGTCCAAGTCATACATCGACGAGAATTGGGGATGGCGGGATCTCCGAAGCGCACACGCTATCCATACCCATAACGGGTATGTTCTTAACCTGCCAAAACTGGAGGACGTTCGCGTGAACGACGACCAGGTAATCGCAGTCTACAAGAGTCTTAACGAGAGGAAGTACTTCGCATCATGAGCCTTACTGTTATTTCGCGCCTCGCCGGCAAGGGCGCTCTCATCGTCTCCAAGCACGCTCCCGCCATCCTGACGGGGCTGGGGATCGCCGGCTTCACCGCAACCGCAGTCCTCACGGCCAAGCAGACGCTGAGCGTCGGCGAGGTCACCTGGGAGGACCTGAACGAGCTATCGACAGTCAAGGCGGCTGAGGACGAGGAGAAGTTCGACAAGCGAGAGATTCAGATCGCCAAGGCCCGTGCCTGGGGCAACCTGACGAAGCATCTTGTCAAGCACTATGCCCTGCCGCTGAGCCTGGGCACGGCCTCCGCCATTTCTCTGATCCTGGCGCACCGCATTTCTGCGCATCGGATTGCTGGTCTGTCCATGGCCTACGCCGGTCTCGAGGAGTCCTTCCGCAACTACAAGGACCGTATCGAGGAGGGCTTCGGTAAGGAGGAGACCGAGCGTATTCTCGCCGAGGCTGACGCCAACGCCCTTGACAAGGCGAAGATGGATTACTACAACGAGACGGGGCGCGAGTTCCAGCTCAAGCCTGAGGAGTTCATGCGTGAGCTCGGCGTCTCGCCATATGCTGTCGTATTCGACCAGAACGCGAAAGCCTGGGAGGGTAACGAGGACTACAGCCTCATGATCCTCCATGCTCAGGAGAACTACGCCAATGACATCCTGCGGACTCGTGGATATCTGCTCCTGAATGATGTGTACAAGGGCCTCGGGCTGCCTCCAACGTCTGCCGGTTCCGTGGTCGGCTGGGTGTACGACAACGAGGACGGTGACGGCATCGTTGAGTTCGGCAACTTCGAGGTATTCAACTACCGCGACTACGACCCAGTCCTCGGACGTGAGGTCACCAAGTTCGTCCTCGACTTCAACGTCGACGGCGTTATCTACGACCAGATTGACAGGGTGGCAATTCGATGAAGGTAGCATTTCTGATCCTGGTCGGTTTCGCCATCGGTCGAGCAACTAAACGAAAGGGACGCAAGTGAAACTTCTACCGGCGCTCGTCGTCGGTCTCGCGGCGACATTTCTTGCCGTGCAGGACTTGAAGAGCGAGAAGAAGGAGCCTGTAGAGTCTCCGGACGAGGTCCAGGAGACTCTGGAAGAGAAGGAGAAGCAGATGGACGAGTACGAGGAGATCGTCAACGACGAGTATCGCCCGTTCACCATGGAGGACGACATTTCCGAGATCATCGGAGAGGCTCCAGAGGAAGAGGACGAAGACGAGGAGATCGCGGAGGGCGAGACCGTCCGCGAAATCACAGAAGCGGAGTACAACGAGGGTGCATTCGGATTCGAGCGCGTCGACTTGATGTATTTCATCGACGACGAGGTCCTGTGTGACTCGGACATGATCACGATCGATAACAAGGACGAGTGGCTTGGCGACGTCGACCTTGTACTCGGGCCTGGTAGTATCACGGTCATGTGGATCCGCAACTTCAACCTCTCCTACGATATTCGCCTCGAGATCATTGAGGACTCGTACTCCGGATCCCGCTGATGGAAGAGGAGTACTTCGACTTCCTGCTCTCATTCTTGGACGAGGATGAGAGTCAGCTGCCGAGTATATTTGGCAACTACTACCTCCTGTCGAAGCTCCACCGTATCGACTTCCGCTATTCCCTCCTGATGGACCGTAATCGGGACATGGATGGGCGTGAGTGGCGGAACCGCTACGGCGGCGAGCTTCCACCGGCATTTCTCAAGCGTCCGGCTAGTGTTCTCGAGGTTATCCTTGGGTTGGCTGATCGTATGGCGTTTGAGTTAGACGACGAAGCAGGCATCGCTCAGTATTTCTGGGAGTTGACCGACAACCTCGGTATCAACTACATGGACTACCAGTTCGAGGATGACCCCGACATTGATCTAATCATCAAACGGAAGATCGACCGATGGATGAGTCGTCAGTATGATTCCGACGGACGTGGGGGCATATTCCCTCTGAAGTCTGTCCCTAGGTTCTCCGGAGAGACCGAGTTCCCGAACCAGAACCGTCTTGAGCTCTGGTACCAGATGCAACTCTACCTCGCGGAGAACTACGACATATAAGGAGTCAAATGGATTTCTACGAGATCAAGGAGCGAGCCCTGAAGTCGGGCACCACCGAGGTACGGCCGGCCTGGCGTGTGCACCAATTCAAGGATCTCATGGTTCGTGGGAAGTCCTTCTACGCCGTGTACAATCCCGAGACGCACTTCTGGACTACTGACGAGTATGACCTGGTGCGTATCGTGGACGCCGACGTCGCCCGTCACTTTCAAGAGGCCTCAAAGAGAGTCAACGGGTCCGTCTGGCCGCGGTATCTGGGGGACTACGACTCCAAGACATATTCCGAGTACAAGGCGTGGGTGTCCAAACTTTCGGACGCCTACCGCCCTCTCGACAGCAAGATACTGTTTGCCGACCAAATCCCCCGAAGGGAGGATTACGCAACCAGAACACTCTCTTATTCTCTGAGCGGCGATCCATGCCCCGCCTACGAGGAGCTCATGAGCACCCTCTACGATCCGGACGAGAGGGAGAAACTCGAGTGGGGCATCGGATCTATATTCACGGGAGACTCTACCTGGATCCAGAAGTTCTTCGTGCTCTACGGATCTGCTGGATCCGGTAAGTCAACCGTCCTGAACCTTATCTCGAGACTGTTCGACGGCCATATCGGTCAGTTCGATGCAGCGGCTCTTGGGCGACCCAGCGACCAATTCGCCCTTGAGCCCTTCAAGTCGAATCCTCGAGTGGCCATTCAACACGACGGCAACCTCTCCCGGATCGCGGATAACAGCCGCCTGAATAGTCTCGTATCTCATGAACCGATGGTCATGAATGAGAAGGGGAAATCCCTCTACACGTTCAAGCCTGAAGCGATGCTGTTCGTGGGCACCAACTTGCCGGTCCGTATCACCGACTCGAAGAGCGGACTGACGAGACGTCTTATCGACGTTGAGCCTTCTGGACGAAGGCTCGATATTCGTCGGTACAAAGAGATCGTGTCTCAACTCGAGGACGAACGGGGATCTATCGTAAAGCGCTGCGTAGAACTCTATAAGTCCAAGGGCCCGTCGTATTACGACGACTACAAACCCATCGGAATGATGAGTAAGACCAACCCCATCTTCAACTTTCTCGATTTCTATCAGGACGAGTTGGACGATGAGGACGGGGTCACTCTCAAGCGCATCTACGAGATGTACAAGGAGTACTCCCAGGCATATTCGGACGGAGCTATGTACCCCATGTACAAGTTCAAGGACGAGATCCGGGACTACTTCGAGGAGTTCCACGATCGCATCATGGTCGACGGGGAACGCCGGCGCAAGGTGTACAAAGGGCTATTGAAATCCAAATTTTCCCAGGGGGAGAAGACGGAAAACCCGATTTCGGATTGGACTGAAATGAAAGAGCAGCCGTCATATCTTGACGAGCTCTATAAGGACCGTCCGGCACAGTACGCCAACGAAAACGGCCTCCCAGCGAAACGTTGGGACGACGTCACGACGACACTGAAGGACTTGGACACTGGAAAGGAGCATTATGTCCTCGTACCCGAGCAAGACGTCGTCATCGACATCGACCTCGACAAGGACAGAGACAAGTGTCTGGAAGAGGCTCGCAGGTGGGTTCCCTCCTATGCTGAACTCAGCCGATCGGGGGGTGGAATCCACATCCACTATCGATATTCGGGGGATCCTTCCGTACTTTCACGGTTGGTGCGACCCGGAGTCGAGTGCAAGGTCTACTCAGGCAAATCCGCCCTCCGTCGACGCCTCACCGAGTGCACCGCCCACCAGGGCCTTACCACGGTTGAGGACGGATATCTTCCCGTCAAGGAGAAACCCTTGATCCGTCAGGAGGTCATGCAGAACGAGAAGTCCATCCGGAAACTCATAGAGCGAAACCTGAGGAAAGAATTCCACCCAGGGACGAAGCCCAGCATCGATTTCATCATGAAGGTGCTGACGGACGCCAAGGAGTCTGGAATGGACTACGACGTGTCGGACATGAGGCAGAAGGTTCTCACGTTCGCCATGAAGTCTACCCATCAGGCCGACTACTGCATCAAGCTGGTGCAGGAGATGCCGTTCTCCTCGGAGAGCGACCATGAGGAGACCTATGAGGAGCCGGACGACGATACCCCGATTATTTACGACGTCGAGGTATTTCCGAACCTGTTCATTGTGAACTGGAAGGTCCGTGGCGCCAACAAGATCCAGAGGATGATCAATCCGACTCCGAATGAGATCTCTGATCTTACAGAGAAGAAGCTCGTCGGATTCAACAACCGTCGGTACGACAACCATATCCTCTATGGTCGTATCCTAGGCTACTCAAACATCCAGCTCTACCACCTCTCTCGTAAGATCATAAACAACCTCATCAAGGAGGGATTCCGAGAGGCTTACAACCTATCCTATACCGATATCTACGACTTCGCCGCCAAGAAGCAATCCCTCAAGAAGTGGGAGATCGAGCTGGGTATCCACCACAAGGAGCTCGGTCTTCCCTGGGACGAACCAGTGCCGGAGGAGATGTGGGAGGAGGTCGCCGCATATTGCGACAACGACGTCATCGCCACAGAGAAGGTATGGGACCATCTGGAGGCGGACTGGGAGGCTCGTCAGATCCTTGCTGCGATCGCTGGTCTCCCGGTCAACTCCAGCACCAACAAGCTGACCACTCAGATCATATTCCAGGGTCAGCGAGACACTCAGAAGTACTTGCAGTACACAGACCTGTCGGAGCTGTTCCCCGGCTACAAGTACGAGTACGGCAAGTCGACATATCGCGGTGAAGAGGTCGGTGAGGGCGGCTACGTCTACGCTGGGCCTGGCTACTACGAGAACGTGGCCTTGCTGGATATTGCGTCGATGCACCCAACGTCGATCGAGAATCTCCAGCTGTTCGGGCCCTACACCAAGAGATACAGCGAGCTCAAGAAGGCTCGTATCCTGATCAAGCACAAGGAACTCGAAGAGGCTCGAAAGATCCTGAATGGGGCGCTGGCTCCATATCTGGACGACGATTCGAACCTCGACGCTCTGGCCTATGCGCTGAAGATCGCACTGAATTCGACGTACGGACTCACTGCCGCCAAATTCGACAACCCACTCCGAGACCCCCGGAACGTGGACAACATCGTCGCCAAGCGCGGCGCTTTGTTCATGATCGACCTGAAGCATTTCGTTCAGGAGAAAGGATACACCGTTGCCCACATCAAGACAGACTCGATCAAGATCCCGAACGCCGACGATCGCATCATTTCGGAGGTCTTCGAGTTTGGGAAGAAGTACGGCTACACATTCGAGCACGAAGCGACCTACGATCGTATGTTGCTCGTCAACGACGCCGTGTATATCGCACACGACAAAGACGGTTGGCACGCAACTGGCAAGCAGTTCCAAGAACCTGTTGTCTACAAGACTCTCTTCACCGGAGATCCTCTGGCTCTCGAAGATGTCGCCCAGACACGATCGGTTACTACACGAATGCTGCTTGAATTCGGTGAGAACGACCGCAAATTCGTCGGTCGCGTCGGACGCTTCCTTCCTGTTGTCGCAGGAACGCCCGGGGCAGGGCGACTTGTACGCGAGAATCATCGAGTGGACAGCGAGGGTAATGAGATTATTTCGTACGGCGATGTCGGAGGTTGCAAGGGGTATCTCTGGCTTGATTACGAAGACGCCGGAGACGACTGGCGAGATAGAGTGGATAGTCGATATGGACGGGAACTCGTTGACGCTGCCCGAGGGCAGATTCGGAAGTATACGGACGTCGATACCTTCCTAGCAGCATGAATCGCGAGAAGGGCAGGGCATATAATGAGACCCCCACCAGAAAGGTATTGCCATGTCCTGCCCTTCCCTCGCCCGCCAGTACGTCCTCACCAACCTTGCTGAGATGGGTGTTGGTTTCGCCATAGCTACGTTCGCCTACTACGCGACACGTGACTACTGCGACCAGCACCAGCTCACAGCGACCAAAGAGGACATGCTCGCTATGGCCAAGAACGTCAGCGACACATTCAAGACCAACTGAACACACTCACATCTAGAACCCAACCCGGGTTCTAGGTTTCTCGAGAAAGGAACGAACACAATGCTCTCTTCTGTTTACGACGGCGGCCAGACCGCTAACGATATCCTCATCGGTTACACCAGCTACCTTCGGGACGAGGTGGCGAATCTGAAGGACGACGAGATCAAGGAACTCATCGATAAGCTCGAGTGTTGTGACCGCAGCAGCTACGGCCACTACCGTCGCCAGACCGTCAATAACCTCCTCGATATCTGCCGCACTGAGCTGGACGACCGGGACCTCGTACGCTGCCTTGTAGAGGCGGGTCTTATCGTTGGGATCAACTCCATTGAGGGGGTTTCCGATGAGTGATAACTCCGACGAGCTCACCGAGCTTGCGACGGTCCGTCTCGTTCACGGCAGCCAAGTAGCCATCGAGTCATTTCTGTCGTCGCTCCCGTCGATGATCGAGAAGACCACGGATAGCGAGCTCTGGTCGTTCATCTGCAAGGTCGACCTCCTTCAAGAAGAGCTCGGTGACCTACTGAATCCTTCGCAGGAGGACTGGATCAAGAGGCTCTACGATATTCTCATAGAAGAGTGGGACGCCCGGTGGCTCCTCATGCGCCTCCACGACCACGGCATCATCCGCCTAGAGGGGAGTTTGTGAAGTACGATCTTTACTCCCCTCCTTATTTCGTCGATCAGGTTCTATCGCAAGACTACTACCCCATAGAAAGGAACACGACATGGCCGTCAACACCTACACCATCAAAAACGCCAAGCTCCTCTTCCGCAACTTCGCTGGTGCGCAGGATCGATTCGGAAATACGGCACGCACGTTCTGTGTCATCATTCCCGACGACGCCGTCGACGATTTCCGCTCCGAGGGATTCAACGTCAAGACCTTGAAGCCTCGGGACGAGACGGAGGAGCCTCTCCCCTTCATCAAGGTGAAGGTCAACTTTGGAGGTCGTCCACCCAAGATCGTCTCGATCATCGGACGTACTCGTACGCTCCTGAACGAGCAGACAGTCGGGGCCCTCGATTTCGCAGATCTCGAGCGAGCCGATATTGCCATCCGCCCCTACCACGGACGTACCAAGGCCGGAGCGGAGTTCTGCTCGGCATATCTCGACAAGGGCTTCTTCACCATCGTGGAGGACGAGCTCGAGGCTATGTACTCTGAGGAGATTGACGACGAGGAGGTTCCGTTCTGATGCCGCTCGAGGTCAAGCTCTTCAACCCTCGCCGTAGCGTCTGCGAGGCGGTTAAGGTCACGGATGACAATCTCCGCATGGTCCGCAACTGGGCCTCCAGCGATGAGGAGATCAAGGCCGATCTGCACACAGGAGCTATCGGCAAGTGGGTTATTCGTCGTAGCGACAACAAGTTCGACCTCATGACCGAGGGTCAGCTCTGGGGCCTCTACGAGCCGATCCTGCACTGACATCCATATCCATGGGGGCCCTGGGGGAGACCTGGGGCCCCCTTTATCTACACCAGAAGGAACGAACACGTGCTTAAGAAGCTTTATTTCCACACAAGCAAGGGTCGCAGCTACGACTTCGACATCGTCGCCACAGCCAAAGTCGACAAGCCCGGGTTCACCGAGTGGATCGTACAGGTCGATACCAACAATGAACTTGGTGTCCATGAGGTCCAGGCCAGTACCGATGACTGCACATTCGACATCGTCGGAGATGACTCTCTGATTATTTGGGAACTCCCTCCCGTTGAGGAGGCTAAGGATCCTGACCTCTGGACGGTCCATGTCGAGACGGCAGACTTTAAGTTCTGTATTGTCGAAGGCGAGACAACTTGGACAAAACACGGGGACCTCAAAGTCAAGACGCGCAACGGCCACGTCAGTTATCTGTCGTCAATCCTCCGTGAGTTTGATGTCGACGACGTGTCTCAGACCATCACCGCTCGTTATAAGCAGTGATCCTCATTTTTCCGTATTGTACTTGTGTAGGAGACTTGCATGAAACTGGTTCTGAAGACTCTCGATGGTCGAGTGGCTCAGCGAAAGATCAAGGATTTATGTTGTGATGGGGACATTGGAGACGAGGACCCACGGGCCGCTCTGGTTATCGTCGAGCTGGATGACACCCTCACATATCTCCCCATCGACCAATTTATCTGCGAGGAGTGGACTGAAGATACTGTAGTTGTCAAGGAGGACTGGGCATGAAAGCATATACGGTAGAGCGACACGGCGACCGTTGGACCGCCTGGCACAAGGAGGGGCTACTCGGAGTAGCTGACGACATGATTTCTGCATACCGTCTCGTGGAGGAGGCTACTAATGGCAACCGCTGACCCGATGCCCGACCCGAACATCTACGATATCCGAGAGGACGGAACCGTCTACGGGAAGCGCTCGGGCAAGCTTATACCCATCCGGACGTCCCGGTATGGTCTTCCGCAGATCCGTTTTTACAAAGGACATCGCTACCGGGTTCAGCTCCTCAGCAAGATCATCTGGACCCATTTCCATGGCGAGATCCCATTCATGCACGAGGTTCGGTATGTAGATGGAGACCCATGGAACTGCTCCTTGGAGAACCTATATCTGAAGGACCTGAACGAGGAATTCACGCCTCTGGATCGCTGGCCAGGCTTTGCCATCAGCAAGGGCGGCGAATTGATCAACATGACCACCCTGCATCGGATCAAGCCCATGATGCCTCCGAGCAGGACCAACCTCATGTTCTCAGTCCGTGTCGACGGGGAGAGCCGGACCTTCCCGGTTGCATTCACGGTCTGGGAGACGTTCATGGGCGAGAAGGTCAACTCGCATTATCTCTGCCACAAAGATGGCGACGTTTGGAACTGCGCTCTGGATAACCTGTATATCAGTGACGAGTACCCTTACCATCCGCGCAAGCTTGACAAGCAGACCGGCCGGGAGTACAAGCCCGTCATCGAGGAAGACGGAAAGGAGTACATGCCAGTCGAGTACTATATTCACATGGTCGACGGAGTGAAAGGAGAGAAGGAGAGTGGAATCCCCCAGCACTGCCGACTTGGCTCCTACTGAGACATTCAAAGACAGCATCATAGATGATATCGAGGTCAGTGATCTCGGTAGGATTCGGCGTATCTCGACTGGTCAAATCCTCACCCCCTGCCTCAGGGCTAACGGGTATGTCCAGGTTACTCTGTGGGATCGTGGGATTAGACGGACGAAGTATGTCCAGAAGCTGGTCTGGGAGGCCTTCAACGGCCCTCTGGAGCCCTTGCAGCGGGTCGCTCACCTGAATGGTGACTTGACTGATAATAGGCTCTCAAATCTCTTCCTGGAGTCTCACAGCGACTCGATGAGGAGGGCGTGGGACGCCAAACGACGCAAGTGGGAAACTATCTACCAAGGAGTTCTGTGGTGAGTGAGTACAAGAGTCCGCACAACGACGGGCACGATCCGTATATCCTGATCTGGGAGTATGGGAATGATGCCAAGAGGGCGGAATTCAGTGAGCGCTGGGCAACGTTCGGCGAGGACGGCTGGACTATCTGGCATTTCCGGTTAGTTGACGGGGGCGTCATGACCTTCTCAAGCCGAGAGTGGGAGCAGAAGGATGACGTCAACCACCTGACAACTATCCATTTTCAGCCGAAGAAACCAGAAGATAGGAAAGTGTCATGATCCTCGAAGTGGATGACGGGGGGCGACTCGAAACGATTGCGGTCATCGGCGACAGTACCGACTATGTTGTTAACGGCCGCAGGTTTATTGGCGGATACCGGCTCAACGCCAGCGGGTACGAAAGTATCTGGTTCGACAAGGCGGTTTGGGATGTGACCTTGTTAGCAGAAGATGCGTCCCTCAAGACGTATCGACTCACTAGGAAGGCATCATGACACCCGCAGAGAAGATCCTTCTGACAATCATCAGGGGCGGCGAGGTTCTCTACGAGAAGGAGGGCCTCTTCGATATCTGGACCTTTCCAAAGGATGGCGGACCCGCCGTGTCCATCCGTGATGTCTACGAGGACCGGGTCATATTCGAAGAGCTTCCGATCGGATCTATGAGTATGTCCGCGCCCCTCGTCTGCATACAGACCGAGAGGGTCTGAGTCTTGGGACCGGTTGATCTGTGGCCCCATCAGGTCGAAGCTGTGAAGAACCTGAGGAATGGGTGCATATTGACCGGTAAGCCGGGCTCGGGGAAGTCGGTTGTCGCCCTCCAGTACTACGTTGAGAGAGTGCTGGGGGTGCGGCATCCGGCCGATCTTCCGAGGCGGCTTGCCGAAGGACCCAGGTTATATATAATCACCACTGCTCGCAAGAGGGATGACCTTGATTGGCAGGGGGATGTCTCGATGTATGGGCTGACGGACTACACGACGGTTGATTCGTGGAACAACATCAGTAACTACAGTGACATCCGTGACTCCTTCATCATATTCGATGAGCAGAGAGCCATCGGCAGCGGCAAATGGGCCAAGACATTTGTCAAGATGGCGGCCAAGAACGAGTGGATCATGCTGTCTGGCACTCCTGGTGATAACTGGATGGACTACTGCCCGGTATTTATAGCCAATGGCTTCTTCAAGAACCGCACCCAGTTCGAGCGGGAGCACTGCCAGTTCAACTACAGAGCGGGGTATCCTCGTCTTGAGCGATATCTTGGGCAAGGGAAGCTGTTGCGGCTTCGTAAGAAGGTCCTCGTAGACATGCCTTTCGTCAAGAAGACGGTTAAGAAGCGGACGGACGTCCCGGTATCCTACGAGGAGAAGCCATATCGTACGATCCAGAAGTACCGCTTCGATCCGTACAAGGAAGAGCCCATCAAGAACGCAGGGGGCCTCTGTCATGTCTTGAGAAGAGTGACTAATGAGGATCCGGTGAGACTTGTGGCGGTGAGAGAACTGTGCGAGCAGCATCCTCGGGTCATCGTCTTCTATAATTTCGACTATGAGCTCTTCATGCTGCGGTCGTTGGGGGATATTCTCGGAGTGCCGATTGCTGAGTACAATGGACACAAGCATGAACCCTTGCCGGAGGGTGAGCGATGGGTGTATCTTGTACAGTACACAGCCGGTGCAGAAGCTTGGAACTGCACCACTTGTGACACGATGATATTCTTCTCTCAGAACTACTCGTGGAAGGTCATGGAGCAGTGTGAGGGGCGAATTGACAGGCTGAACACTCCTTATTCAGTCTTGAACTACTACTACCTGAAGAGCCAGTCACCCATCGATCAGGCCATTTCGAGGGCGATTCGGGTCAAGGAGATCTTCAATGAGAGGGGTTTTTACGAGTCTCTGAGGTGATTGTTGTACCACCCGTTGTACCACTTGGTATGGCGGGTGGGCAACGCTTCTGATGTTTGTGTGACTGGAGTGACGCATGCGATTGGCCAGTTTTTTGGCCAGTTTTGAAATCGGCCAAAATCTGTAGTGTACTTGTGCACCAAATTTGGCCAGTTTTTGGCCAATTGGCCAGTTTTGAAACGGGGTTGGCCACGGATCTGGCCACCACTTTTCGTTGCAATTCCGCGGTTTTACCCCCAATTTGGCCAATTGGCCAGTTTTGTTCTGATTACCAGGAGTTGAGTAAATTTTCTTATATATAGAGAATAAACAGCCTTTGGTTGGCCAATCCGGCCAAGGGGTACTGTACATGCACCCTATCGCAAGATCTAACGACATGTACAATAGACCGCGTCGCGAACATGTATCCTAATGAAGGAGATGGGCCTTCTATATTTTCGACCCCTCTTGCTTCACCACAGCTCCCACGGCTGGCTGAAACTACGCCACCTCAACACCGCATAGAACACTCAAACAACTTACGAGTACCGACACATGCGGCGCCCCGGCCAGCCGTGGGCATAATTCTTGATTCGAGGATAGACCCCATGCTCGAACGTGACTACCAACGCGGACTCATATCCAGGATCGAGGAACGCCTTCCTGGCTGCCTCATCCTCAAGAACGATCCGAACCACAATCAGGGCATACCCGACCTGATCATCATATTCGGATCCAAGTGGGCCGCACTCGAGGTCAAGAGAAGCGCAGATGCTGCTCATCGACCGAACCAGGATCATTTCATCGACAAGCTCGGCGAATGGTCCTTCGCATCATTCATATACCCAGAGAACGAGAAAGGAACGCTCGATGAACTGGAACGTACACTCAAGGCTGGAGGGCCTGCACGCATTTCTGAGCGCCAGCAAGCACAGTTGGGTCAACTACGACGACGAGAAGCTGGGCGAGGCATTCAGGACAGCACAGGCGGCAGCGATGGGGACCAGGCTTCACGCCCTGGCCGCAGAGCATATTCGCCTAAAGATGCGGATGCCGAGGAACAAGGCCACCTTCAACGCCTACGTGAACGACGCCATTGGTTACGGTCTTGACCCCGAGGTCGTGCTATATCACAGCGAGAACGCATTTGGGACCGCCGACGCCATCGGCTTCGACGAGAAGAAGCATCTTCTCCGCATCCACGACCTCAAGACTGGCGTAACTCGCGTCAATATGGTCCAGCTTCATATCTATGCAGCACTGTTCTGCCTGGAGTACGAGAAGCTGCCTGGCGAGATCAACGTCGAGACCCGCATCTACCAGAACGACGATATTCTGGTCGACACTCCGCAGCCAGACGACATCGCCCATATCATGGACAAGATCGTCTGGTTTGACAAGCTCATCGAGGAGATCAAGACTGAGGAGAACTGATGGAGCTGTGGAGCGAGGCCCGAGGTATTCCTCGGTACGACATTAGTTCATGGGGACAGGTGTTCGACAAGCACAAGTTCCGGTTGCTGAAGCAAACTCCCGATTCTGCAGGATATCTTCGGGTAAAGCTATGGATCGCTGGAGAACGAAAGAGTGTTTCTGTGCATCGGTTGGTGGCAGACGCCTTTTACGATTGCGGTGTCGACGGATGGGAAGTCAACCATATTGATGGTGACAAGACCAACAACCACATAGTGAATCTCGAGCTTACCACTAGATCGGGCAACATGATTCATGCATTCGAGCGTGGACTCGCAGAACCCTGCTATGCGGTGACTCGCGTCAGAATTCGAGAGACTGGGGAGATATTCCCGTCCACCGGAGCCGTTGATCGTTATCTCGGAGTAAGTTCGGGTAGCGTTTCGAAGACTCTTCGAGGGCTACAGCCCACATGCAAAGGGTACACATTCGAGCGCATTGGGGGTGAGGCCCATGACTCGTGATGAGCTGATGCACTACGGCACCAAGCGCCATTCGGGTCGTTATTTACCCTTGGGGATCTGGTAAGGACCCGTATCAGTCGGCCCAGGGCTTCATCGCCGAGAGAGACAAACTCAAGTCTCAGGGCATGTCTGAGGTCGATATTGCCAAGGCCTGGGGCATTAGCACCACCGAGTATCGTGCTCTAAACAGTATCGCTCGCGCTGAGAAGAAGGCTGGCGATATTTCTCGAGCATCCCGCCTCAAGGACGCCGGTCTGCCCAACACGGAGATCGGTCGACGTATGGGACTCAACGAGTCCTCGGTTCGTGAGCTTCTCAAGCCCAACGCATCATATCGTAAGGACGAGATCACCCGGGTCAAGGATATTCTGGCCGACGAGGTGAAGCAGAAGAAGTTCATCGAGTACGGTCTCGGCGTCGAGCAGAACCTTCAGTGTTCGTCGACATCTTTGAAGACCGCCGTTGAAGCCCTGAAAGCTCAGGGATACACTACTCACGACGTCAAGGTCAAGCAGGCCAACAGCGATAACTACACCATCCTTAAGGTTCTCGCCCCTCCCGGCACCAAAGCTGCCGATATTCATGCACAGAGGGACAAGATCCGCACTCCTGGTGTTGTGATCGACGAGAAGGGGCTGTTGTCTACCGGACTTCGCACTCCTCGAGCCATATCTTCGAAGAAGGTCGCCATCAAGTACGCCGAGGACGGCGGAACTGACATGGACGGGGTTATTCTGCTCCGTCGTGGAGTCAAAGAGCTCAGCCTCGGTGGCTCCAACTACGCCCAGGTGCGTATTTCGGTCGACGGAACGCACTACCTTAAGGGCATGGCCATGTACTCGGATGATATTCCGAAGGGCAAGGACATAGTCTTCAACACCAACAAGAAGAAGGGCACACCCATGCTGGGCTCCAAGGACCACACGGTCCTCAAGCCCATGAAGGATGATCCCGAGAATCCATTTGGTGCGGTCGTTAAACAGAAGTTATTTAAGGACCCGAAGACTGGCAAGAAGGAACTGAGCGCACTCAATATTGTGAATGAGGAAGGCAAGTGGGACTCATGGTCCCAGTCCCTGGCCTCACAGTTCTTATCCAAGCAGTCCCCCAAGTTGGCCAAGCGCCAGCTTCAGGCTGTCCGTGACGAAAAGCGGAAGCAGCTCGATGAGATCATGGGTCTTACGAATCCTGTTATTCGCAAGCGCATGCTCATGTCCCTGGCCGACGACTGCGACTCGGCTTCGGTGCATCTCAAGGCCAAGGCTCTACCCGGTCAAGCGTCTCAGGTGTTATTGCCGATGCCCCATCTCAAGAAGGGTGAGGTATATGCTCCTAACTACCGGGACGGTGACGTTGTTAGTCTCGTGCGTTATCCTCATGGCGGGACTTTCGAGATTCCTACGCTCACTGTTAACAACCGAGGTAAGAAGTCTCGAAGTATTCTTGGCAATGCTAGGGATGCTATTGGGATCCATCCTTCTGTCGCTGAGCGTCTTAGCGGTGCTGATTTTGATGGCGACTCCGTGCTGGTAATCCCCAACAAGGGGAAGACACGGATTCGTTCCACCGCCCCACTCAAGGGATTGAAGGGATTCGACCCCAAGAGAACATATCCTGGCTACCCGGGGATGAAGAGGATGTCGGATACTCAGACCCAGATGGGTAAGGTATCCAATCTTATTACCGACATGACTCTCAAGGGTGCCAGTGCCGATGAATTGTCCCGGGCTGTTCGTCACTCCATGGTTGTTATTGATGCCGAGAAGCATAATCTCAACTACAAACAGTCCGAGGTAGACAATGGCATAGCCGCATTGAAGAGGAAGTACCAGGGTGGCGCCGATAAAGGTGCAGCCACTCTTATTTCCAGGTCCAAGGGTGTTCGGTATGTACCCCATCGCAAGCCACGCAGTGCAGCGAAGGGTGGTCCATACGATGCAGCCACTGGTCGCAGGGTCTACGAGGAGACTGGCGAGTCCTATATTAACAAGCAGGGTAAGCTAGTCAAGAAGCAGACCAAGACCACCAGGATGGCTGAGGCTACCGATGCTAGGAAGCTGTCCTCTGGTACACTGATGGAGGGTATTTACGCACAGCACGCCAATGAATTGAAGGCCATGGCCAACGATTGTAGGAAGCGTGCCATTTCAACCCCCGCCATCAAACGAGACCCCCGGGCTGCTAAGAGCTATGCCCCTGAAGTTGCCACCCTCCGCGCTAAATTAAACCGGGCCCTCAAACAGAAGCCCCTAGAGCGGCAGGCACAGCTAGTGGCACAAGGTGTTGTGCAGAAGAAGCTTGAATCAAATCCAAATTTGACCAAGAAAGAACGGGCTAAGCTTGAGGCCATGGCCATCAAGACCGCCCGTCGCCGTCTGGGTTACGATAGAGAAGGCACAAGAGTGGTCCCCACCCCTCGTGAGTGGGAGGCCATCCAGAAAGGTGCTATATCTAACTCGATGATGGAGCATATTCTAGCCAACGCCGATCTCGACACCATCAAGTCGATGGCTTTGCCAAGGGAGAAGCTTCCTCTTGCAGGCGCTCAGAAGGATCGGATCAAGACTCTTCGTTCAAACGGCGCCAACACAGCGCAGATCGCTGAGGCATTGGGCATTTCTACAGCTAGAGTTAGGGAGTACCTGAATGGCTAGCTTCTTGTCCATTGCCAACTGTCCATTGTCCTTGAAACGGGGTGTATAGAGCCATGCTACGCCTAGCACTCACTACCGAGGACAATCCTTACGATCCTTTCGATGAGTTCGAAGAGTGGTTTAAGTTTGATGTAAGTCAAGGTTACCACACCTGCGCCTACCTGGCACGGGTCACTACCACTAGTACTGACCTCACCGAAGCCGATCAACTTGAAGCAACGAATGAAGCGATTGAAGAGATTCTCAAACTCAACTTGACTGGAAACTATCAAGTTGTTGAACGAGAATTCTGACGAGCTTTCGTCCATTTCGTCCATTCTGAACTTCAAAAGAGGGGGGACAGGGTCCGCAAAATGGCCCACCCCCCCGTCATCGGCCCGCACCTCGCATTTTCCCCGGAGGTAGGTTTGGGCACACCGAATCCGGGTTTCGGATAAGACAGGACGACCTGTGTCGTTGGGGTCTTCTTGCGTTCGTTCCTTTCTACCCAACGAGGGGTACGCAAGTCGTCCTGTCCTACCTGAAACCCGGATTCGGAAACAGCAAAGGAACCCGGAATAGGAGAGAACTCCGTGGCAAGGGCCAAGAAGTCACCCAGAGGACGGGCCGCCACTCCGGAGCAGCAGGAGAATCAACTCATTTCGCTCGCAGTCCAGCGAGCCGAGGAGATGCTACTGGACGGCACGGCTCCTCCTTCCATCATCACGCACTACCTCAAGCTCGCCACGAGCCGAGAGCGGTTGGAGCAGGAGCGAATCAAGGCTGAGAACGACATGCTCAAGGCCAAAGCCGATGCTCTGGCGGCCTCAGCACGAGGGGAGGAGGCCTACAAGGAGGTTCTCGAGGCGTTCAAGTCCTACGCCGGAGGAGGTGTGGGTCTTGAGCCAGATTCGGACCTACCATGAACTCTCTCGCATCGAATCCTTCGAGGAACGGTACGAGTACCTACGTCTCAATCAGGATCCCGGTGATCAGACCTTCGGTTTCGACCGGTATCTGAACCAAACCTTCTATCATTCGAACGAATGGCGTCAAGCAAGGCAGAAGGTTATCCTCAGAGACGACGCATGCGACCTCGGGGTCCCGGGTCACGACATCTACGGTAAGATTCTCGTTCATCACATGAACCCGATTCGGCCCGAGGACCTCGAGGGAGAGTTCAATCCCGACATCCTTGACCCCGATTACCTGATCTGCGTGCGACACGACACACATAACGCGATTCACTTCGGCGACGCGAGCCTGTTACCCAAGCCTCTAGTCGAGAGAACGCCGAACGACACGATACCCTGGAGGTGACCGTGGCTGATTCGATATTGAATGACATCAAGAAGACTCTCGGCATCACCGAGGACTATACGGCTTTCGATCAGGAGATTATTCTCCACACAAACACGGCGCTCATGTTCGCAGAGGAGATCGGTCTCCCCTCGTTTAAGATCGCCGGAAAGACAGAGACCTGGGATCAGTACCTCAGTGGTGTCACGAAGAACGTTGAGGCTGTCAAGACGTACCTGTACCTGCAAGTGCGGCTCGTATTCGACCCACCCGCGAACTCTTTCGTCGTAACGGCGATCGAGAAGCAGCTTCAGGAGTACGCCTGGCGTATCAACTTGCAGAAGGAGACTCCATGAGCGGCCAACTCATGCACTACGGGGTCAAGGGGATGCGCAAGGGCGCTCGGAAGAGTCGTGAGCAGCGGAATGCTGAGCGCCGCGCCAAGTACGAGGCCAAACTCAAGGCTAAGTATGGCGATCATGACATCGCTACGATTGAGGCCCACATCAAGAAGCGCAAGGCGCAGGCACAGGCCTGGCGTAATTTTCGTCTTGGCAACCAGCGCAACCGTCAGCTCACTGCTACTGAGCGTCGAGAGAAGTATTACAACGAACTCGACACTGGCCAGCTAGGTAAGACCTACGCAACTGATGCAACTCTCGCTGAAGCCGCTCGTAGGTACTACAAGAAGGGGCATAACAAGCGAATGGGCCATTCGGAGCTGATGCATTACGGCGTTAAAGGCATGAAGTGGGGGGTTCGCCGCCGTGCTCGTCGTGACGCCAAGGAATTCGCCCAGGCCAAGATGTACTACGGCGAGGGTGCCGGCAATCGGCGGAAGCTGATCAAGGCAACGGTCAAGGCTCGCTCGAAGGATCCGTTCTATAAGAGCGAGTTCGACAAGGCCGTCGCCAATACCGACATGTCCAAGCGGGCTTCTCAGGCCCGAAGGCAGCGCGGCCGGAAGAATGCCCGCAATTCCGCTGGCAAGACCGTTCGCGGCGTTGGGAACATCGCCACGGGGAATCTCAGCCGGGCCGGAGGCGCTCTAGCTCTCGGTTACCTGGGGTATCAGGGGGCTAAGGCCGCCGGGATCGCCCCCACCGAGAAAGAGCTGCTCACCAAAGCCGTTAAGGGGGCGAGGAAGATCAAGAGAGTCGTTCAGCACGACGACGTTCTCGCTCACTACGGCGTTAGGGGCATGCGCTGGGGAATCCGCAAGTCTCGCATCAAGGGTGCGAAGAAGTGGACTTCGGCTAAGCAGGCCAAAATAGACGGTATGTCTGATGATCAGCTCAGACGGGTCAACAACCGCCTCCGGTTAGAGAAGGAGTACCGTCAGCTGACCCAGACTCGGATGGATCGCTACCGCGCCAAGGCGGCGAAGGTGGTCGAAGAGGCCGCAGCCAACACTCTGCAGAACGCACTTCAGAAGAATCTTAAGAAGGCTGCCAGCCTAGGCGGATCGGCCGCTATCAAGGGCGCCAAACGGTTCAAGCAATAGGACTATGACATGACAGACACACTGTTCTTCATCGACGAGGACGAGGTTCTCGCACACCACGGTGTCAAGGGCATGAAGTGGGGCGTTCGCAAGCAGCGAGCCGCTTCTGGAGGCGCCGGATCAACCAAGAAGCGTAAGGGGCTCTCTCGCAAGCAGAAAGCAGCTATCGCTGGCGTTCTCGGTACGGCGGCTGCTGCTGGCGCCGGGTACTACCTGCACAAGTCGGGCAAAGGCAAGAAGATCGCTGCTCTGGCCAAGAAGCATGGAGCCTCCGCTAAGGGCAAGGGACGTAATCTCGGCGCACAGGCTCGAGCCAAGCAGGCCCAGGCCAAGCGGTTCGCTAGGGCTCAGTCTGCCAACGCCAAGGGCGCAGCTGAGAAGCTGAAGACTACCAAGGCCGGCAAGTATGCCGAGGCCACTCGTCTCGCTGCCAATGCAGCTGCATTCAAGACTGGTAACGCGGTCAAAGGCGCCGGCTACAAGGCCAAGAACCAGGCTTGGAAGGTTGGTAATAAGGCACGCAAGGCGGCTGAGGGCGGCGTCAGCGGTGCGAAGTCTTCGGCCGGCATGGCAGCCCGTTCGGTCAAGGCTGCGGCTGGTAAGGCGGCAGGGGCGGCTAAGTCTAAGTTCGGCAAACAGGCCGCTAAGGCTCCCGGTAAGGCGCTTTCGACTCATGTTGTCCAGCCCGGTAAAGGCGTCGGCTACAGGAAGCTCTACACCACCGGAACCAAGGTCAAGGCTGGAAAGGGCGTCGGTGCTGATAAGCTCGCCAAACGTGCCGCCCTTGGACTAGGCGTTGGAATAGGCGCTAATGCGGCCGCAGCGGCAGCGGGCGCGGCTATCAACCGAAGGGCCGCCGGCGGCAAGAAGGGCGGACGCTCTAGGAAGCGCCGTCGCTGACCATGCTCTCTAATACCGCTACCCCGCGATATTACGCTGAATTCAGAGATGATGTCCTCGCAGGTCGAATTCCGATCTGCAAGGAGATCGAGATGGAGATGAATAGGATCGATGATCGGATTCGCAATCCCGGTTTTTATTACGATAGCGACGCTGTGGAGGGGTTCATCCGCTTCGCGGAAGCGGAGATGACTCTAACCGACGGATCGGATCTTCGACTCCTACCGAGCTTCAAGCTATGGGCTGAACAGATATTCGGATGGTGGATCTTCACCGAGCGATCAGTCTACGTCCCTAACAAGACGACAGCTGGCGGTCATTTCGAGAAACGCCGGGTGAAGCAGCGCCTCATCAACAAGCAGTACATCATCGTCGCCCGAGGCGGGGCGAAGTCTCTGTATGAAACCCTCCTTCAAGCCTACTTCCTCACGATCGACACGTCGACCACTCACCAGGTGACGACTGCGCCGACGATGAAGCAGGCCGAAGAGGTCATGCAGCCTTTCAGAACCGCCATCACAAGGGCCAAGGGGCCCTTGTTTGATTTCATGACTCAGGGGTCTCTCCAGAACACGACCGGCAGTCGCGCGCTCAGGCAGAAGCTCGTCCCCACCAAGAAGGGGATCGAGAACTTCATGACCAACAGCCTGCTCGAGGTTCGACCTATGTCAATCGATAAACTCCAGGGCCTCCGCACCAAGATGAACACGGTGGACGAGTGGCTCTCGGGCGATATTCGTGAAGACGTGGTCGGCGCCATCGAGCAGGGCGCGTCCAAGGTCGACGACTGGCTTATCCTGGCGGTGTCCTCGGAGGGTACTGTCAGGAATTCGGCCGGCGACAACATGAAGATGGAGCTCCTCAACATTCTTCGAGGGGAGTACTCGGATCCCCATACATCTATCTTCTACTACAGGCTCGATGACCTCAAGGAGGTCGGGGATCCGTCGACCTGGTTGAAGGCCCAGCCAAATCTCGGGGCCACCGTCTCCTACGAGACATATCAGCGAGACGTCGAACGAGCAGAGCATGTGCCTGCGGCTAGGAACGATATCCTGGCCAAGAGGTTCGGCATCCCCATGGAGGGGTATACATACTTCTTCACCTACGAGGAGACCCTGCGACATAACCGTCAGGACTTCTGGGGGATGCCTTGTTCCATCGGAGTCGACCTGTCGCAGGGCGATGACTTCACCGCCTTCACATTCTTGTTCCCCCTCAGCCGGGGCAGGTTTGGCGTCAAGACGCGCTGCTACATTTCCGAGCGCACCATGCTGCGCCTTCCGGGAGCCACTCGTCAGAAGTACGAGGAGTTCCTACAGGAGGGCTCGCTCATGGTGCTCGAGGGTACGGTTCTTGACATGATGAACGTCTACGAGGATCTCGAGGCGTTCATCGCTGACTGCGAGTACGACGTGCGCTGCCTGGGTTTCGACCCGTACAACGCCAAGGAGTTCGTGACTCGCTGGGAGAACGAGAACGGGCCGTTCGGCATCGAGAAGGTAATCCAGGGAGCCCGGACCGAGTCCGTACCCCTCGGCGAGATCAAGGACATGGCGGAGGATCGAAAACTCCTCTTCGACCAGTCCATGATGACCTTCACGATGGGGAACGCCATCACCCTGGAGGACACCAACGGGAACCGCAAGCTCCTGAAGGCCCGACGGGAGAACAAGATCGACTCGGTCGCCGCCCTGATGGACGCCTGGGTCGCTTACAAACTCAACAAGGACATGTTCGACTAGGAGGTGAAGGACATAGGACTGCGAGATAGACTACAGCACGCCTACAACGCCTTCACTGGCAAGGACATCGATCGATCGAACCTCGGTCCGTCCTACTCCGTACGGGCCGACCGGCTCGCGCTCGGATGGACGGCCGACAAGTCGATCATCTCGTCGCTGTTCAACATGATCGCCATCGACGTGTCCGCCACGCCGATCCGACATGTCGACACAGCTCAAAATGGAACGTTTGTTGGCGTTCGGCGGTCAGCCCTGAACGACTGCCTGATGCTGGAGCCCAACATCGACCAGAGCGGCCGAGCCTTCATCCAAGATGCCGTGCTGTCTCTGTTCGACGAGGGCGTCATCGCAATCGTTCCGGTCGAGTCAGACCTGGACCCGAGGACCAACAACAGCTTCGACATCAAACAACTGCGAGTCGGGCGGATCACACAGTGGTTCCCCGAGCAGGTCGAGGTTGAGGTCTACAACCAGGCTCGCTCAACCAAGCAACGGGTGATCTTGCCGAAGCGCACCGTCGCCATCATCGAGAATCCTCTCTATGAGGTGATGAACAAGCCGAACTCGACCCTCAAGCGACTGAGCCGAAAGCTCTCCATGCTGGACCTTGCCGACGAGAAGACGTACACCGGAAAGTTGGACATCATCATCCAGCTCCCCTATGTCGTCAAGACCGAGGCCATGCGCCAGCGGGCGGAGAATCGCATTCAGTCTATCGAGGACCAGCTCGGCAAGGGCGGACATGGGATCGCCTACACCGACGGTTCCGAGAAGATTACTCAGCTGAACCGCCCGGCGGAGAACAACCTGCTCGATCAGATCAAGTTCCTCACCGCCGAGCTTATGAGTCGACTTGGTATTTCGGAGGACGTCTTCAAGGGCACTGCGACGGAGATCGTCTGGACGCACTACTGGAACCGGGCTGTGGAGCCCGTACTCTCGGCGCTCGCCGACGGGATGAGCAAGGCCTTCCTCACGAAGACCGCGCGCACCCAAGGCCAGGCCGTGCAGTATATTCGCGACCCGTTCAAGAACGTTCCTCCGAGCCAGATCGTCACGTCTCTGGACACCATGCTCAGAGACCAGGTCATCACGCCGAACGAGGCCCGTACGAGGATTGGTCTTCCGCCATCCCCGAACGAGCAGGCGGATCAGTTGCAGAACCCGAACATCAACCCGCAGATGGGTGACACCTCCCTGGACGGCGAGGGGGATATTCTGGACTCCGGTCCTGATGTTCAGTCAGTGCTCAGCATGCCGATGAGCCAAGTCAGAGGAGAAGGATGAAGTTCGACTTCAGTGGCTGGGCCACTAAGAATGACCTGACCTGCTCCGACGGACGCACTATCAAGCATAATGCGTTCAAGGAGAATGACGGCCAGCGCGTGCCGCTTGTATGGCAGCATGGGCACAACGCCGTCGACAACGTTCTCGGGCATGCACTGCTCGAGAATCGCAATGAGGGTGTTTACGCCTACTGCGCTTTCAACGACACTCCTGGCGCCGAGAACGCCAAGGAGCTCGTGAAGCACGGCGACGTCAAGGCTCTCTCGATCTACGCCAACCGCCTCGACCAGCGAGGGGCTGACGTTATTCACGGCAACATCG